CGAGTAGTTTTGCGAGGATTAGTTGCATCGGCCTTGCGCCAGCCACTCATNGGTGGGCGATCTTGGATGATGTTTTTGGCATCTCGCTCTGCCCCTGCCAATTCGGTATTGATAACCTTGTTGAAGCGCTTAACTGCATCTTTATCAAACTCTTTAAGTGCATCAAGAGTTTCTTTAATGCCATACAGAACAATTACTTCTTCAGCCATTGGCTTTAGCTCGTTCCTTCATGTAGATAGTGATTGCTTCAAGCATACCTTCAGGCGCATCAAGCAAATCACTGATTGGAATACCTGTTTCAACCGCAACGGCTGCAATCGTATAAGTTAGGCTGTTGCGGTGGATTCGAAAGATTCATCAGCATCCAATTCGGCGCTGACAAGAGTATCTAAGAATTCAGGCCCAAAAACTTTTACAACATGGCCGTTTGTTTGCAACGCTTTCCAGGCAAGCCAATAGATATATTCTACTTTTTGCCCTTCGCCCAGCAACTTAGGCATACCCCCACCAAAGTTTTGTTCAAATGCAACGATGATGCGAGGCGTTAGTTTGTAAGAGGCCTCAACACCATCAGTTGTCTTTAACTTAATTGATAATCCATCCATCTTTTCCCCCTTGTTTATACGATTGATTTTGTTATGTTACCTGAAATTGGCCAAGAAACCTGAACAGTGGATAGGCTTCCCAATTCACCAGATACAGATTGCCATTCAGTGATAACTGCGTTGAATGTATATTTTGGATTGCTTGCACTTACTGCTGCATTTACTGGCCTGATCTGCATTGCAACTGCAGTTCCAACTGTTGTGTTTGCCATTGAAGTACCATTGACAAGTTCTTCAAGGGCATTGTCGGCATAATCTTGATTGAACTGAAAAGTCACAGAATTATCAAACACCCCAGCTTGGCGCGTGCGCGATTGTGCGCCAATTTGTGTTGTGTCAATTGTATCCACGCTTGTTTTCAATTCTATCTGTGTCACAAACTCCGAAATATCGTTGCTTGCAAATAGCACATAGGCATTATTGAGAACAAGGCGTGGCATTTATGAAGCGGCTTTTGTAATTGCGCCCGTGATTGGCCAAGTCGCAGAAATCGTACTTAGCTCACCAACGCTGCCCTGAACATTCTGCCACTCGCTGCAAACGGCCGAAAAACTGTATGAAGGGTTTGTTGAACTGACTGCACCTGATGTTGGCTTGATTACAATAGGAACTACTGTTCCAACAAGTGATGAGCCAATTGCGTTGATTGTTATTTCAGGCCCTGCTGCTGCAAAATCTTGGTTAAATTCTAGCGTCACGGAATTGTCTTTTAATCCTGGCAGGCGAGTTTTTGCTGCTGCGCTTGACATTCCTGTGGTTTCAATAACATCTACACTTGTTGAAAGTGTAACGCTAGTAATAAATTGAGAGAGATCAATAGCATTTACCGTGACTGAAACATCTGTTAATACTATGCGTGGCATTATTTTACTTCCTCTACTGGTTTGATTGCTGCGGTGTTTTTTAGATATTCGCCTGCAACTAGGGCATCAATGTTGAGGCCAAGTTCAAGCAATTCTTTCTCAGTGATTGACTCACCTTTCTTCTTCGGTGTGAATACATCCGATGTGACTGTGTAGCTCATTTTTTCTCCTATCCGTAAACGGTGATTCGGTAGCGGTACGAAAGAAACTCAATATCGCCTGATGAGTAATTACCCGCTTCGGCAGATGTAACCCGCAAAGTGCTGCAAGCCCCATCAAGAGTTAGATCAGATTCAATTGCTGCCTTGATTGAGAAATCCCCGCTGCCTGCGAGGTACTTATCAAGTTCGTTTTGAGCTGAACGCTCTGTGAAGCGCTGCACCAAAACAACAACATCTAGGTTTGCCTGGTCAAGTCCACGGGCATTGTTCAAATCAAATGTGAAATCTAATTGGCCAACAATGGCCGCTGGTGCCACTGGCACCGTAGGGATTAGTTCGTAAACACGCATCCCTTTAATAGTCTCTAGGTTGGCTTTTAAGCCGTTTCTAACCTGACTTGGCAACATTAGACAGCCAAGCCATTGTTCTTGCGTAGGGGGCGCAGTAGTGCCTCAACATCAGCATCTAGCTTTGCAGCCAATCGCACTGTTCCCATATCTGTATTGCCAGCAATTCCAAATGGTGACTGGTTACGCAGGAACAAGCGAGAGGCTTGAATCTTTGCTGCGGTTTTTACTTCATAAGGTACCGCTGACCATCCAAACACACCTGTAACTCGCACTGATTGTGGCAGGTTGAATGGGAAAACATAAGAGCCAACAGCAAGCAACCGTGACATTGGAAAGCCACGAGAAGGATTGTTGACAGGTTCAAACATCGCATCGTCTGCGGTCCACACTGTTCCGTAGGTGCGATCAAAGTTATCATCGGTTGCAATCTCGTTGATGCTCACAAAGTCATCAACAGGCAAGATGTAGTAGTCAGTCGGTGTGTAGTAGCGGATGACTGGTACGGCAGTGGTGCCATCCTTGTAAAAAAAACGGCCACAATAATCATCTATTTGGCGTGAAGCGGTTGCAATAGCCATTTCAAGGGCTGCATTGTCAATTGAATCCTCAAGATTGAGTGCATCCTTGACTTCATTCAGGGTTACATACCCGTTAGTGATCGCCACGCTTGGTTCTCGTTTCTACTTTGGGAAGCATTGCGCGTTCCAGTTGTGGAACGGCGGTAGCGGTTTCCTTTGATTTTACCTTAATTCTTAGAATTCTTTTTATGCGTTCCATATATCGTGCTGCCTATCATCTAACCAGTAGCTCTTTGAGTGAGGCAGTATCGCGCCTGTGTGAACATAGATCGGAAAACCTAGTGAACGAACACGGCGGCAAAATTGTAAATCTTCGCCTATCCATTCACCGTTGATAGGTCCATCCCAAAACCAGCACCAATCTTTGCCCTGGTGTGGGTCGGCATCTGCCTGAATTGCCTCAAGCACGCTGCGGTGGATGAGCAAACATCCAGTGCCTGCAGCATCTACTTGGAAAACTGAATCTTTATCGTATTTATTTAGTGGCAAGAAACCTTCAGGGGCATCTTGAAAAATCGTTGGCACTGGTTGTGGGTATGGATAACCTGTTTCAAAACTAGCAAATACCAAACCTGCTACAACTGGGCGCTCTTTATCGTGAGCCGTTTCAATCAACTTATCAAATGCTTCAACAGATAGTTGTTCATCTGAATCCATCATTAGTAACCAGTCAGATTTAGTTTCTAAGAATTGCTTAACCAAACGATTGCGTTGCTTTGAAAGCAAACCTGAACCCTTGATGCGAATAAATGGCCCAAGCCGTGATGATCGTGATTGCGCAACTTGAACCAAACTAAATGCAAACCCGCCGTTAACTGTTCCTGGGTCGCAACTGCCAATTGAAACCTTGTGTGCTGATTTCATAGATTCCCCCGAATCATTTAAGAAGTAAGAGGCGGGTTAGTCGGGGGAGAAAAACCCGCCTCTTACAATTTGTTAACTTTCGATTAGAAAGTTGGAGCTACCAAACCAGTGCCTGAAATAATTGAGGCTGCTAGTGGGTAACGCTCTGCAGAGAAGGCACCAAATCCGTAAACAACAGACTTGATTGTGAGAGATGAAGCACCAGTTGCATCAAATGACAATGCGAATGGTGATCCTGGCTGCTCCCATAGGTGCATTTCAGGTGCTGCTACGCAGTAAATCTGATCTTGGTTTGTTGCCGCACCGAGATTAGTTACAACATTTGCATCAGCAATGATTGGCAAGCCCATCATTGAGTAACCTGAGTTGCCGTATCCTGCTGCGCCTGCGCCAGTTGCTACGGCGTTTGTTGGTCCACCAGCAGTAGGAACTACTAATGGGCGATTGCTGCCATCTACTGCTGCGAGTAGAAACGCTAGGCGGCGTGGGTGCATAATCCAGTGTGTTGGTGTCTCAAAGACATTTGACTGAATCTTTTGGATTGCATCAGCCAACTTTGGATATAGCAAAGCAACTGTTGGTGTTGTTGCAGTAAATGTTACTGCGTTTCCACCTGAATTTTGGATTCCCTTGAACTGGCCGTTTGAGCCTGTTCCGTTGAGAACCTGGTTATCAAGTGTTGTGTGCCATGAACGGATTAGATCAGCAACAACAAATGTGTCAATGCCTGTTCCGCGCTCAATTGCTTGGCGTGATAGGTCCTGCTGGCCAGCGATTGTGCGTACTGGAATTGATAGCAGTGTGTCATCAGCATCTGTCTCTGAAACTGCAGTGTTCTGTGTTTCTTGAACTGCAGTTGATGTGCCTGTTGTCATGCGGCTAATTTCTAGCGACATTCCAGCGGCAGGTAGTGTGTGCTTTGAAGTTGCGAAGTCAGCCGTTGGTCGGCCCGCCCGTGCAAACGGAGCTGCTAGTTCCACTAAATACTGTGGAACAACTAATCCAGCAAAGTTTGATGTATCAACATCGCGGCGCTCAATTGATTCTTCCTTTGTGTGGCGAGCAAGGCGCTCTTGTGCTGAGTAGTCACCACGAACCTGAGCATTGAAAACATCCTTTACGAATGAAACAGTTGCTTCAGGTGTGTATGTGCGTGCTTCGCGTGTGATTGATGTTCCACCAACGCGAGGTGTAATTACTGCTGCAACTGATGAGCGCATTTCTGCAACCTTTACATCTGCTGCTGCCTGTGTTGCGAACTTTTCGATCTTTGCATCTAGTGCGCGTGACTCTGTAACGAGAGCATCAACCTTTTCGGTTTCCTCTGCAGTAAGGTCGGTGCGTGATTCTGCGGCTACTGCCTCAAGAACTGCATCCATTTCTGCCTTAACTGCATCACGGCGCTCAAGAGCTACATCAAGATATGACTTTGACATTATTCTCCAATGAGTGTTGTAATTGTTTGAGGTGGTGGCAATGCTCTCCACGGCCCGAAGGTGTGGGATTTGCTCCGACTTCGATCTGCTACTTGTGCAGCAGAAACTTATTTTGTGTTGTTGATAATTGCTTGAGCAAGGCGCAGTGAAATCTTGCGGCCTTCTTCTTCAGTTGCTTCAGGTAGCGCATCAATCAAACGCAACTCTGACATTTTGTGACCAACTAAAGTTTCTGTTGGTCGGTAGCCATCACGGAATTCTTCATAGACACGAATCAAAACGGCAGGATCGCCCTCTTCGGCTGTGATGCTAAATTCTGTTCCTGGAATACCTAACACGCCTTCTT